TAATACCGCCTGCAAGAAAAAGGCTTATCTTGTTCCCTTGATACCTCTGTGGAGCTTCGATGTACTTCATTCTACTCATACATCACCCATTTCCGTTTTCTGGCGTTATGATTGGCGTGGCTGTCGGAGTTGGTGTGACTCGTGTTGACGTAGCGGTTGGCGTGACGGTTGGTGTCGGGTTGGTGTGAGATGGTCGTGAAGCGTAGAGGATACCGACAACGAGCAGTACCAGGAGTAGAAGCAGCACCAGGGCGACGAGAGCACGTCTTTTCATTCAATCATGCCTCCTACAATCAGCACTCGTTACTCTACCATAGGGTGCATAATACTCACATGGGCAAAACCAGAGTCTACAATCAACTATCTGCATAATTGAGCAATAGAGTCTTGTATAGTGCTTGCTTGTATAGCCATCTCGATAATACACAAATAGCCTCATTCTATCCATCCTCCCTCATGAGACATAGCCCATTCAAATACGTTCACTTGCGGCCCTCGCCTGTACAAGTCTGCTTCTTGCACTTTGGCCTCTTCCTCGGCTGCCTGGCGTTGTTCTTCGGTGATGGCCTCGGCTACTTTCAGTTGCTCAATGGAAAGTGTGGTGTCAAGCGTCTCTTCGTCATCGCTTGCCAGGTCAAGTAACCCAGGTCTGCCATACGTCGAGATGACAAAGGCCATCATCGCATGGCAATCGGGGTATTCGTCATGTGGCGCTTTGGGGAAGCTGAATAGCTCTTTCTCGGCCTCCTCGATGCCCTCCATGTTCTTATTGTGATAGACCTTGCCGTTCGAGTACAAGATGCTACCAGTAGTGGAACGGGTGATCTTATCGGTCTGTGGTTGAAATGGCTTGATAGGCAACCCCAGGCTAATGAGATATTGTATCATTGCTAGTTGATACCCAACTTTTTCCACTGCTATAATGCTGTGGTGGAAGCGTTGAAAGATCAGGGGTATTTGTTGTTGTTGCTCAGGAAAGTCGAGGTGTTCATGCAAGGCGTGGAGCAAGAGCGCATCCTTGTATGGGGTGATGGCCCATGTTTCCATGAGGAAGAAGTCGGCCGTGTTCTTGGTGGATACTGCTAAGTCAATCACCGCTAAGTTCCAACAGTCGGTGATAGGAACGGTGACACGACCTCGTGGCGTTTCAAGCAGGTAGGATTGTGTGGTGCGATCAACCGTGAACCAACGTCGATCTTTCTCTCTGTAGATATATCCGCCTGTAGGAATCGGGCTTTGCTGATACTGTGCTGAATAGTGCAGCGGACCTAACTCCCTTTTCAGTTTGTCGAGCACTTCCCGCGGGAACTTCTCCGGCCATAACAACTCTCCTTCTATGGTGCGTTTATCGTACTTGCCATCGGGGTAGATGTCAGTAAGTGGCGTTTTGCTTTCCCTGGATGGCTCATACTCTTCGGGTAGGTTGAGATGTTCCCATCCACCAAGTTTGAGCACATGGCCTATCAAGTCCTCTTCATGCAGACGCTGGCCAACGATCACCATTGAACCGTGTTCCTGATCGTTCAATCTCGACATCCAGGTCTTGCCGAACCATTCCTTCGTGGCTTCGATATCGGCAAGACCAGCCATCGCGTTATTGGGGTCGTCAATCAGTAAGTGCGTGCCACGTTTGCCTGTGCCTGATGCCCTCACCGCAATCGCTATGCTATACCCGCGTTTATCATTCTCGAAGTAGCCCTTGACGTTTTGACTTGAAGATAAGACAAAGAGCGGTCCGTACCATTCTTGAAACCAGGAGGACTCGATCAGATCGCGACGGTTCTTGTTGTCGCGTACTGCCAGGTCAAGAGAGTGAGAGGCACATAACCACCTGCTATAAGGGTCGTTAATCCAACACCAGACGGGGAACAAGACTGACACGAACGAAGACTTTGCGTGACCAGGTGCGATAGTGATGGCCAATCGTTTGATGCGCTGCTCGAACACGGCTTGCAGATGGTCACAGATGACATCGAGGTGCCAATTCCAGATAAGATCGGTGCCTGGCTCAAGCACAGGCCAGGCGTGACGCGCAAAGAAGCGGAACTTCTCACGTCCACGTTCGCGGATCTCCTTCTTCAGTTTTTGCGGGTGTAGCAGGGCGTTACTCCCTGTTCGTTGCGGTGCGATTGCTGATTCTCTCAAGCGTTTCTACTTCCTCATCGGTCAGTGATTGTAAGGCAGGGTCACGTTGCACCTGCATGTGGTTGGTCACATCGACCTGAGATTTCTCGCGGTATTCACTCATCAGGGCTTTGGCATGAAAGATCAAGAGCGTATCGCTATACTTGCGTACCGTGCCTTGATACCTACCAAGGTGATAGACCGGCTCATCATAGCCCTCTTTGCCCCGTCGATAGATTTCCGCACGCAGCACATCTTTGGCGTCCTCTTTTGCTTGATTGAAGGCAAAGAAAAAGTCTTCGTCGTGCTCTAACCACTTATAGACCAACGTGCGATGGACACCGACCTTTTGTGCTGAAAGCAGCACATTGCCATGCTCGGCAAAGGCTTCAAGGAAAAGGTGCTGCTTTTGCTTCGTACTGAGTCTTTTTTTTCTTGCTGTAGAATTTGTGTCCCTCACGGTTTCACCGCCTTGATCTGCTGTGTGATCGGCGCGGCTTTGGGAACAGGCGGGATGAGTTTGCGATCAAGGAAACGCATGTGCACTATTACGCCGTATGTGACACACACTAAAGATAAAACAACACCCGTAAGAATAAGGATGATTGCAGATGAGATAGAAATCACAGTAATTTCCCTCCCTCTGACCATTCCCATGGATATTTATTCCCTTTGCTAAGGTTACAGCGTGGACAAGCAAGAACAATATTATCAATCGCGTTTGTGCCTCCACGTGCCAACGGTATAATGTGCTCTATATGGTACTCTCCCAATTTGACTTTATGTGAGCAGTAATAACACTTCCCCTTTTGTCGCTTGTATTGATCTTTTATCTGCTCAGAGGTATATCTGCCTTGTGCATCTTTTTCTCTAGCACGACGGTTCCTATGGCTTACTTGGGCATTCAGCCGCGCCGTTGGAGTATTGGAATATACTTGTTGATTGGCTCGCATCTGTTCCTTGTGGGTCTGGTAGTAGAGTTGCCCTTGTAAGCGCTTTTTTTCATAATGAGCCTGAATGTAAACTTGATCATAGGCGCGTTTCTCTTCTTTGTGTTCATCTGCATAAGTTTTCATTTGAGCAAGTCCACGCTGACGAACATCGGGGCGACTATGATACTCTCTATTCTTTTTATTTCTGCATGGCTTGCATTGATTGACCAAACCATCTTTCATTTTACGGTGATTGCGTTGAAAAAACTCAGGGGTTGCAGGAAAGAAGTTCTTGCATTTGGAGCATTGCTTTTGTGGTATAGTTTCCATGCGGTAGAAATTAGCCTTTCTATCGTCACGCCGTAGGTTATTCAAAGTAACGCTACGGCAAAACCGTATTAGGTCTTCATTATAGCATAAAGCCGCTCTACAAGCAAGCTTACCTGCACTCACTTCAATCACAGCTCACCTCGGAATATGGCTTGTCGTCTATCGTATCTATGAGCAAACCAGGATAACGGCCTGTTCGGTTGTCCTGAACCTTGCTCGGTATGGACGCAGATATGCAACCAGAAGCGCACAGCATACAGGTATCGTCTCATGCTTCATCCTCGGCAATCATGCGTTCAATGGTCGCCACGAACTCGGTATAGGTCATCATATCGACGTTGACGCGCTCTGTAGATCGCAGTACATGGTACAGGATTTGGTAGATGTTGCGTCGGATACGCTGGTCAAAGGTTTGTGGTGGCGGAAACTTGATAGGTTCGTTTGTGCTCCGGCGCATGGGAATGGGTTTATCTGACATAATTCACCTCACAATGGCTGCAATACAATTGGATGCTTTTCACGAATGAGCGCATCAATCGTGAAGCTCCATGTCAAGCGCAATTCAGGATACGCCGTATAAAAGGCTTCGGACTGTTGAATAAGCACATCACCTATGGTCTTACGAAACGAGTCTAACGCTTTCTGTTGTTCTTTCGTCAGGTCTTCCCAATCTCCACTCATGGTGCTATTCCTCTATCTTCTATCTCATTTAGGAAATGCGTTAAGCCTAGTATTTCAGCAATGTGCCATAGCGCCCACTGCTTATGATGTACTCCGTCCGTTTGCAATCCAAGCAAGAGCGTATCAGCTATTTGAGCATCCTCAGCAGAACGCTTCAAGCCTACTTTATGCACTGCCAGCGTGATTTGATCTTCTGTCTTCAATCGTTCCCTCCTATGTTGGCGTGAGATTGAGCCACACGCTAAAAAGAATAGCCCACACGAGCAAGATGAGACCGGCAATCTGCCAGGCGCGACGCTCAAATGTGCTCATACTATCTTTTGCTTTTTCCATGCTCGTCGTTGTGCGCGATTCGGGCCTTCATGCACCAACAGAACACTTACGATAGTTGGAAACATCGGCAAGAGATGCGCCTGGAAGCATTGTCTCGCTTCTTCTGCTTTCCTAACCTCTTCCTTACTTATCACTGTATCGTCTTGAGTATTCATTCAACCTCCTTCGGTGTGCAAGCCATGTGTTCAGTGAGAAAGGCGATGAAGCGTTCGATCTCCGTCTCACTGAAGAAGATCGTCGAGAACTCTCTGCCACACCAGCACTCTAAGCGATACTTGGATGAGTGATACATGGGATAGTGTGAGGTGAAGTGACGGCGGAGTATTGCCACTTGAGGGATGTCATAGGCGATTGGTTGTTCCATCATGCTTCACCTCGTCTGGTGCGTTTCAAGAGCAGCACGCCAACAACGATATACAGGCTAATAAGCAGTGTGGCAATGCCAAGAATGAGAAAGAGCATCTGCCACAGATAGAACAGGACTTGTGCATACAGCATATACCCGACCATTCCCGTATACCTGAGCAATTCAACCATTGTAACACCGCTTGCTTGCTACACTAAAACCTCTTTTATACGGTAGAATCTACAAAAGTTCTCAGCCAATGGGTTTACCAAACGTCCCTATTGTCAAACTGTTTAAAGCTCTGCCAACAAAACAAAAGGCATCAACCTCCAATTGGAGGTTGATGCCGGAAATTCTTGTCTCAGTCACATCTATGGATAGTATAAGCTAAAAAGTGGCTGCTCGCAAGTATTATAGCAACCTGCCGCCCTCTGGCCATTCATGGGGCAATTTACGCCACTTGCTTTGATTGCAGCGAGGGCAAGTAACCACCAGATTGTCCGGGTCGTTTGAACCGCCACACGCGACTGGTACCACATGGTCAACATTGTATTTTATCAATGTCTGCCTACAATAATAGCACTTGCCCTTTTGCCTCTTATATTGGAGTTGGATATCCTGAGCGGTATGTTTACCTGGGATAGACTTCTCGCGAGCATTGCGATTATGGACACGAATACGACACAATAGCATTGCTTCAGGCCGTCTTCGATAGGCTTTCCTTTGGGCCTGTCCTTTTGAGCTTCTATTCCGTACCTTATCATAAGCAAGCATACGATCACGCACTTCTGGAATTTGATAACGAGCATTGCTATAGGCACGCCTACAGACTTTACAGCGAGGGCATAAACCATCTATAGCAATTTTACTCCGATAGAAGAACTCAGATGTAGCGGGATACCATTGCAAGCAATCGGGGTGAGTGCATTGCTTCAGAGGGGTATCATCGTGAGGTATACTGTCCATACGAGTGAAGTACCTTTCATTCGTCACGCCTGGGGTGTTAGCGCACTGCCAGGCAAACATATTTTAGTGACCTCATTATAGCATGGATTGGCTTGTGAAGCAAGTTAAGACTCTCACAAGAGAAATCTTAACGCCGGGTTACTGTGCCTCTGTCGCGTTACACGTTATTTATGCTTGAATTGATAACTTTCGTTGTTTCGCAAGAAGGTGAAGATGCCACGTCTCA